GGCAGTGGCGGAGTCTATCCGCAGAACAGCAGCAGTCGGTACGGCGGTTTCGCCTTGAGGCCTGTGCAGTAACTTAACTTTTTCGTTCACCCGAAAGAGTACAATCTATTCCTGCAATGTCGCGCCCAAAAGCGCCGACAGGCGCGGCGCGACAAGGCAGGAATAGATATATAATAATGGTTAGAAAAGATACATAAAGATATGGCAAAATTAGCAGACATCCTGCAACAGGAACGCGAGCGCGACACAGCGGACAAGTGGGGCATCATCCACCTCTACAAGACCGGCTCGTTTTATTCCGCCTACGAGTGGAGCGCATGGCTCATCTCCGTCATCACCTTCAACGACGAGGTGCGCATGCAGACGAAAGACCGCAAACCGCTTACCGTGACGCGCATACAAATGGCGAACAGCGACGAGACCTTCTGCCGCGTCGGATTCCCGCTTAAAAGTATTGAGAAGTATATCCCAACACGACTCAACTACGAGGCCGAGGACGACAAGCATATTGTCATCACCGTAGCATTGCCACAACCGAAGGACGGCAGCGAAGTAACCTACGAGCGGCTGTCAGAAGCAGTGGCGAAGTGGAAAGAGGCACAGACGCTGAAGCAACCAAAGGACAAGAAGGATAGCGACACGCAGGAAGACACCGACCGCCAGCCCGCACAGGGCAAGCCGAAGCGGACGCTGCTGTCGCTGATACAAGAGGCACAACAGCAGCAGGCACCGGCGCAAGGCGGTCTGATTATGCAAATCATGTCATATCAACTCTCACAGCATACGCCAGCGGATAACTACGAGTTCATCCAACGGCTGCAACAACAGATAGCATCCATACTCTAACAGCAAGCACACCTCAGATGAGTCCGTCACACCAAATGCAGAACGAAAAAGTTAAGTTCATAGGTTGCCCGTCATACCTCCGTGGGAGGCGTGAAAAAGAAAAGACGAGCAGTGGCTTCCGCCTCATGGATTCCGCAGCACCAGTCGTATAGGTGGCAACCGACGCATCATATCAACAGTACACAGCCTTCAGGGTCTGTTCTTCTCCTGCTCGGGCAACGGCAATGGCCGCTCGTGGAACAACAGAGGGTCGAACGGCAACTACTGGTCTTCCACTTGGAACTCAGCCCGCAACGCACGGAACCTGAACTTCAACAGTGGCGGAGTCAATCCGCAGAACAACAACAATCGGTACAACGGTTTCGCCTTGAGGCCTGTGCAGCACTTATCTATTTTTCTTCTGATGAATATCCAACCGACCGACCAGCTTGCTGACGGATGCTATCATCTCACACGTCAACAACTGCTCTACGACCTCTATGTAGCCTTCTACGATGCTGCCCGCCACAAGCATAAGATGTCGTATGTGCAGAAGTTCGAGGCGAATCTGTCCGAGAATCTGAACGAGCTTTGCGACGATCTGCTGACACGCAGATATAAGGCACTTCCCTCGAAGTGCTTTATTGTTTCTTATCCCAAGAAGCGCGAGGTGTTCTGCGCGGCCTTCCGTGACCGCATCATACATCACCTCTATTTCCGCTACACACACCAACTGTTCGAGCGTACCTTCATTGCCGACAGTTATTCTTGCATACAAGGACGTGGCACTCATTACGGTATCAGCAGAATCCGTCAGCATATCCGTGAGGCATCGCTCAACTGGCAGGAACCTGCCTACGCCATGAGTCTCGACATTCGCGGATACTTTATGCACATCAACCGCGAGAAACTGCTGGAGATAGCCACCGACAGCCTAAAGAAGATGAGCACCCACCGCGTAGGACTGAGTGATGAAATAGAGGGCATACCAAGCGGAGTATTGCTGACACCATACACCACATGGGCAGACATCCGCGACTTCGACTTCATCCTGTGGCTCACGGAGAAGATAGTGATGCTCGACCCGATGGAACATTGCATCATCGTTGGCGACCTTCACGATTGGGACGACATCGATCATGCCAAGTGTATGCGCTTCGCAGAGCCAGGTGTGGCATTGCCCATCGGCAACCTTACCTCGCAACTCTTCTCGAATGTCTATCTCAACGTCTTCGACCAATTCATCAAGCGACTCATTCGGTGCCATCACTATGGTCGCTATGTGGATGATTCGGTACAGATAGACACTGACCGCGAATGGCTCATCCAGCAAGTGCCACAAGAACGTGAGTTCCTGGCAGATGAGTTAGGATTGCAACTGCACATGGGTAAACTCCACATTCAGGATATACACAGCGGTGTGGAGTTCCTCGGTTCTTTTGTAAAACCCTACCGTGACTATGTGAGCAATAAGACCCTGGAGCGCATGACTAAGAAAATACAAGAGATAGACCTGCGCAACGAAGAGAGAGCCGTGCGCACTATTGACTCGTATCTCGGTATTCTGAGCCATACGGCAAGTCGTTGCATTACCCGTGATTTTCTTAGTAAACCCATGGCAGCATAATGCACGATAAGTAGAGAATAGACATTAAAACATTTTTTGAGACATGAACAAAGTAAATGGAAAGAAGACCTCCTTCGCACCAGTACGCGAGGACGGCAGCCGTATCACCATCTGCTACGGCCTGAAGAAACTGAGTGGCGACCTCTATGAATGGTATGAGGTGTATCTGCCCAAGAAGCAGACATCGCAGCTGAGTCTGCAAACGGTCAAGGATTCCATCATCGGCGACATCAACGCCCGCACCGACGAGAAGATAGTGAGCGGATTGGTATGGACACCACAGGCAGGCGGCGATGCCATCCCCGTATGGCTATCAACCGAGAACCAATTTAACTTCAAGAGTGCCTACGACCTCGCCGTACAGAAGCAAGGTGCAACGCTGCCCGTCACCTTCAAGATGGGTGAGAAAGAAGACGGCACACCCGTCTATCACACCTTTGAGACGATGGAGGATGCCGACGACTTCTACCTACATGCCGTGGCGCACATCAATACTTGTCTCTCCGCAGGCTGGCAGGAGAAGGACGGCATAGACTGGGCACCCTACGAAGATTATTTCAAGACCGAAGAGTAATGGCATACACAAGTGGACTATTGAAGCACCGCGTGACCATCCTGAACCGCAAGGAGGCGCAACAGGGCAAGTTCGGACTCGACAGCGGAGGCGTTGAGTTCGAGCCTGCCGACACGGTGTGGGCAAGCGTGGACTGGACGAAGGGCAAAGGTGCAATGAATGCCGGTTCACTGGATGTCTATGGCGTGATCTTCGTGAGAATGCGGTGGAACAACATCGTGAATGAGCGGAGCCGAATCCTCTATGGTGGCAAGACGTACCAGATTATCGGCGAGACATTCCATGCCGACCGTCAGGAAAACACTATCCAGTTTCATGCCCAGCAAATAATTAACGACAAATAAGGAACTATGGCAAAACAGACAATCGCAATCATCCATTTCAACACCCCCGAACTGACCGAGGCTTGCATCCTGTCGATTAGGAAGCATGGCTGCGACTGGCCCGTGGTGGTGTTTGACAATTCGGCAGACATCACCATTCCAGCGGGTACGGACGGCAACGGACCAAAGGAGGAAACTATCATCAAGGCGCGTCCATTCAAGCAGAAGATGAAGGGCGTGAAGGTCATTGACAACACGAAGGGGCAGGTCATCGACTTCGAGCAGTTCCTGTCGCTCTATCCTGACCGCAACCGGCAGCTGGGCGTGTGGAAATCATCGGTGTGGGGCAGTGCCAAGCACATCGTGACGGTGCAGAAGTTGTGGGAGTTGCTGCCCGACGGGTTTATCCTCGTGGAGAGTGACACGCTCGTGAAGCGCGACATCACGGAGCTGTGGAAAGAGCAGTATTCCTTCTGCGGCTATGTGCAGAAGAACCAGCACGGCAACCGCTTCAAGGTGCCACGCATCCTGCCCATGCTCTGCTACATGAACGTGCCAATGCTCACGAAAGAGGGCGCACGATACTTTGACCCTGAAAGATGCTGGGGACTGAAGGCTGATGCCAACCTGCGCGGCAACTGGTTTGACACAGGTGCCTGTCTGCTGGACGACGTGCTGCGGATGCGCCCACGGCTGAAAGGCTTGCACGTAGATATCCGGCTCTTCATCGAGCACTACGGCGGTGGGTCATGGCACCAGGGTGACTTGCAAAGGCAGTCGGCATGGCTGAAGGCTCACGAGGCATTGTGGTCAACACCGGGAAAGGCTCAGACATCAGCCATCAGCCATCAGACATCTCCCAGTAAACCCAAAACCGCAAAACGCACGACTAATAAAAAGGAATAGATATGAGTTTTTTCAGTAATCTTTTCAGAATGGCAACGCCTGAAAATGCGCTGATGTTGCGCGAGGTGCCCACACCAACACAGAGTGTGTCGGGTGTTCCATCGAGCACTATGCCGCCGGAGCCTCCGAAGGTGGAGGGCGGCGACTACATGGAGCGCATCGTGGCGACGCGAAGCCCGGAGGCGGCTTGCTCGGTGTCGGCGGTCTATCGTGCCGTGACGCTGCGTGGCGACACGATGGGCGTGATGCCGGTGCAGTACCGCAAGAAGGACTTCGAGGGTGGCAACTTCGTACAGGACATG